GTCAATAACTTCACGACCTTGCTCGTCTCCGATTTGTTTTACAATATCGGATTTGCCAATACCTGGAGGACCCCACATGAATACAGGGCGTTGAATTTTAATACACTTGCGCAAACTACGCTTTGCATCATTTGGAGTAACTGTACGATTTGACGAAATATGCTCTGCCATATAACACTCTTTCTTAAAAATTAATTGGAATATTAAAGTAGTTTTGCTTTAATATGTATTAATTATACAGGATTTATGCGGTCTTGTCAAGCGACATTGCTTTAGCAGAAAAGAATCTTCTTACGTTGCCGGAAAACAACACTAGCTCTACAGCCGTTTTATCGTTGAATACGTATATATGTTTATTGGTTATATACCAAGGACATGTTATCCAATTATCAAATCGTAGAATCATTTGATTGGTATACTCAATCGGTTCTTCTAATGTTATTTTATGACAATTAAATTGAGTAGTAAGTCTAGCAAATCCCTCATCGGTCAATTTAAGTCCGCCTTTGGGTTTTTGTCTAGGATTGCACCACCATTGTGCAGTCCATTTTTTCAGTGATTTTGGGTCAGTAGGTAATCCAGATTGTTCCGCAACATATTTTGTGATTTCAATCTTATGATCCATGGTCATCTATTTATGGATAGACCTTTTCCCCTGTGGTTAATTTGTAAACACTGAAGTCTTGAGTATTAAACATTTTATTGAGTTTTTCTGCAAGATTGTAGGCATGTCCAGAATTACTAAAAGATATCTTTTTATATTTTGGACCCAACTGTTGGGCTACAATACTACTGGTCTTAAGATTGATAGGCTTGTCTTGATAAAATACTGCCCAAATGGCTTCTGCTTCTAAAACTTGTTCAGTTTTATAAGTTTTTTTATTAGTTATTTCTAATAATATGTTGGGTTTTGGTCTAGACAAGATATATACGCTCCAAAAAGTACGTATATATTTATCTTAAAATCACTTAAAAAGAACCACCGTCCATTTTAATTACTATAGTATCTTCAGAATCTTTAGTGGCAATTTGATCTAATTCGCCTGCTAATCTAGTCATTACTGTACTTAGACTGTTTTGAAGATCTGTAACGTCCTTTATGCTAAGAGTAAGATTCTTTTGATTAGATTTAATGGCAATTCGAGCCTTTTCTAAGAAATCTTCAATGGGTAATGTATTGAGTTGTTTCATGATTTAATAGTATTTAACAAAGTCTTAATTTCCATTTCAGTCTTAAAAGGACCGTGATATGGATATCTCTGTAGTGTGATTAATTTAGGACAAAAACTTTTTACCCAACCTTTACGGAATTTGATAATATAGTGTCCGGCACAGTATCGACTTTTACTCTTAGAACTTTTAGCGTATAATGGTAATTTTTCTTTTACACTATACACAGGCTCATAAGGTTTCGAGCTACAAGGAAAATCATAGATATTATAATTTTTATCTGTAGATTCATTTTTAACCTTTTTAATACCCTCTTCAAACAGAGCGATACCTAATTGTGCTTTCATTTCGTTAAGGTTCTTAAACCCTACAGGTTTTCCTTTGTGATAAAACACATAACCTTTTTTATTTTTTGTAATAGCACCAATTTTTTTATTGTTATCGGTAACTAACCATTCTCTATCTGGAACTAATACTTTGGCCATTGAATTCATAATACATACCTCGCATTTAGTGGTTCAGCATAACTTTCAATTTGCTCGTTAATTTTATTTAAGTCGTAAGCGGCGCAGAACTTCATTAATCTTATGCCAACTTGTGGAATATTTTTTTCTGCTGTAGTAGCAGTTGTGATTGTTTCTTTAATCAAATTTTTAATTTCTTCAGGTTGTGCAGTAAGGTCACATAAAATAACATTACGATTATAATCGTCTATAACACGATGTTCGACACCTTCGTGGTCGGACCAACGCTGGAGCATCATATTGTTCCAAGAATATCCTTTGGATTCTCTGTCGGCAAAGGCCTCACGGAGACCAACTTTATTCTTTGTCCCTTTCTCACGAACTCCTGGATAAGCACTAAAGATGTTGTCGGATGTGTCACCACGCATACACTTCTCAAATAATAACCAGCTCGGATCCGGCGCGGCTTTGACTTGTTTAGTTTTCTTATCAATGACAGGTTTACCTTTGGCATCGAAGTATCCCTCGTGTGTGGTTGTAATTTCCATTACACCATTATACTGTTTTACATTTGGCGCTATGAGTTGTGCAAAGTCTCCATCTGTCGAGATAATCACATGATTGTCATTTGGGTGTGCCTGAATGAAACCTGCAATCAAATCATCTGCTTCTAATTGTTGATGGTGAAGTACAGTACAATTGGTCTTGTTTATAATAAAGTCTTTGAATTCATCAAACGTTTCCCAAAACACTCGATCTTCTTCTTGCTCACGAGGTGACTGTGCGGCACGGGCATCACTACGCTGACGTTTGTAAGGAGCATAATGATCTTTACGCCAAGACCGCCCTTCTAAACAGAATATAATATGATCGCCTTTGAAATCACGCCAGGCTTTGCGTACACTACTTAATACTGTGTGGATACTCATCCCAACTTTATCTTCAGTTGAGCCTCTCATTACATGTCGGGCTCTAAAAAATAAATTTGCTGTATCTACCAATATGTATGTTTTTGACATTAAGAAACTTCCGTTCTTCCGTTACCTAAGTTATTGACATTAATGTATCCTGCGCCTCTACGGCTCATATCAACATTCTCTTCAGCGCCGATATTTCTACAAAGTTCTCCAAACCATTGATCAACGATCTCTTCGTCTGTGGCACCTTGATATCCTGCTGTTCTTAATTGTAACACAAAATACTCATTCCAGTCAAGTTCAAAAAAACCATTTCGTATATTATCTGGATTAACATGGGTATCAAGTACAGCTACCCAAGGTTCTTTAGCGGCTGTAGCAATTTCTTTTGGAGTTAATTTTGTTTCGGCTTCTACTTTGGTTTTTTCTGCAAGTTCGGATTCTCTTTTTGCAAGTTCGGCCTCTAATTTATCAACACCTAATACTTTTTTAATAAAATTTTTCATTATGTACCCCACTTTACTATAAGATTGTATCCTGCTTCTTTAATTTTATTTTCGTAATGCATAGTTTTTTTGTATAAATCTTTCATTGGTATTTTTACTATAGGATGTATCATTTCTGGGTCAAATGTTTTAGGACACCCGTGCCAGAATCTACCATGATACAAATATACTGTATTAGATATTTTATCATATCCATCTACTTTATATTTTACATCCTCTAGCCATACTTGTCTATCTTTTATGTTTAATTCATCTAACCATTTAGTTTCTGATTTAGAAACAAAACTACCAGTTGACTGACTTGCCCATGCTTTTGGTGCGGCATCTTTAAGTTTTTCTAAATTATCTGCTTTGAAACATAACGGGCATTGCCCTACTTTACTACCTAATATACTTGAATACTCTATATTATGAATGGTGCATTTAATGCCATACAATCTTTTATATCTTCCATCCCATTCAAAATAAACATTTGATACATCAGTATTTGGGCGGTCTTTTAATGTTCTTGCTTTTGCATCTTCGATAGTATTAGTGTTTGACCGCCACATGTTACCGCTTTCGTAGTACCCTTTTCGACAACAATATTTCATCTTTAATATTTGCCAAGGCCTAGATGAATTGGTTCCATGTTTACATGTATACCCTATCTTTGTATTTGTATCTATATATTTTTCTGTAATAATTATACCTAATTCTTTAGGAACTTCATTTACAAACTGTTCATGTGTTTTCTTATGTGTAGGGTTGGTCATATTTTATACTCCAATCATTATTAAATATTTATCTATTTTATAAATGATTGGAGTATTTATTTATGTACCCCAAGCGTTGGAAAATAAAGGTAGTTGCAATCGATCACTGTAACGCCACCCACGCTTCATTGCCGCTAGTGCTACATTCTTTGCGTTCAGAGTATACACACTTTCGACACCGCCTACTGGCATTAGATATATATGCCCTGTAAAATCGCCCTTACGGAACGCTCCTACCGCACATTCTGCATCTGCAATATCTTGTTCTGTTGCGACAACAAATTTCAAATATACATCACCGTAGTTTTGATATTCCCACACAACTTCAGGACAAATGGCATCTTCCCATGATTCTCCGCTTGCTGGAAGTTTAGGACTTACACTAAATGTAATTTGCCGTTGGGCTCTCCATCTAAACAAATATTTCTTAAAATCATCAGTTAATTTTTGAGTGCCATTAGTTTCAAATGTTAATTCTTTCAAATTATGCATTTTAGGATGGTCTAACAAATTCGGATAAGCACGTTGCCAACCTAATAACGGCTCACCACCTGTAATTACAAGATGTTCATCTTGCCATTCATTATAAGGCAATATTTCCATAATACGATCTGCAATAGCATCACTAGTTAGCATTGGACTAAGGTCCTTAAAATCAGGATGCCAACTAGCATAACTGTCACATCCTGTACTAACCAATGGAAGTTCTTCGTACTTATTAAAATGGAAAGCTACTTGTGCAATATCATCTGCTTCAGTGCTTAGTTTACCGCGCGGCATACCAAATCCCGCACAGCGGAAATTACAGCCGAAAGTTCTTAAGAAGATTGAGGGGACCCCCATATATTTTCCCTCTCCCTGAATACTATAAAATAGTTCTGCTATTTTAATTTTTGACATTTATATACCTTTTTAGAATTTATAGTTAATTGATATTCCGGCGGCTGTTTCAGAAGATCCTTGAATTCCTTGATAGTTTTGGCGTGTTTCTAAAAATGCCAGCATATTGCTGTTGTCTTTTTTAGTAAACTTCCAATATCCACCTGCTCTCACTTCCTTAACTCCGGCGGCTAAGTTTAAGTTACTAGCATACATGATATTTCCGCTGTTGTCAAACCCTGTTGGAATATTTGTATTTGCCATAGCATGATAT